TGTTGCATAAGTGTCGTCAGCAAAATCAATACCTGAATCAGTAGATGTTTCTGTACCATCTTTTTCTGTTTTACAAAGAATAGAAGCATCACCATCATCTACTTGAAAGCAAATTCTGTCAGCCGCAGACAACATTGCCTCTGGGTTAGTTGCAAAATTTACTGTAAAACCTGCACAAAAATCCATTTGATCTGCATCAGATAGTTTTGCTTTAGTTTCAAACCATAGATCTTTGCCCGATTGTACTGCAAAAATTTCATTCTTTTGAATTGAAGCACCATCATTATCAGTAGTTCCTGCTGAAGTAAGTGCTACTTCGCCATTCACTGTATCCGCAACAATTGCTACAGAAGCTCCTGAGTCTTTTACAACTGTCCATCTATGACCTGTGTTTGAATCAAATCCAATTCTGTCAAAGTCATCCATGTAAGCCACGTAATCAGGGTTTCTGTCTATTGGTAAATTTTCAAACCATTTTTTTGTTCCGTCTTTACCCGCAAACAAAATTGGTCCCGTAAAATGTACTGCCATTTTTTTATCTCCTAGTTTAAAAGATATAGTCCCTAGGGTGTCTGCCAAGTCAGTCTATATCTAGTTTATATTGTCTTGGTGTTTATATTATACAAAAAAAAAGGGGACTCGTAAGTCCCCCCTTCTTTAATTTATTTCATCACTGAAACTATGCAGCTCCAGGTGAACCAAAAATACCTCTAGGATCAGAAAAACCAAAAGAATATCTTTCTCTTGCTTTAAATCTGACATTACCAGTATCAAAGTCACCTTCGATTGCAGTTTTGATTGGTGCTCTAACGAATTGTTTCATTCCGTTAGGTGCATCAGTCATGATGAAGAAAGCATCAGTATCTGTTAGATAGTGATTAACTCTATAACCTTGTGGGATCATACCCATAGAAGCCATAGCGTTGATGTCATTATCTGCAGTACCTACTCTTTGAGGTGATCTTAAAATTCTTTCAGCAGTAAACTGAAGTTCTTTTGGAATAATCAGTTTAACACCTTGCATTGCAATTTTAAGTCCTCTTTCATCAACGAAAGCAGCAATATCAATTAGAGACTGCTCTAGTGATGTTTCAGATAAATCGGCAGCTGTTGACAGTTCGTTTGCGAACGTACCACCAGTAGCGATTGGATGAGCAGTTGAACAAAGCTCAACACCATCACCGCCAGCAAAGCTTGAATTAAACGCATTGTTAAGTACGTTTGCAGCTTTTACTTGTTTAGTGTTTGCCATTGAACGAGCCAATGCTCTTGTGTATCTTGCAGCTAATCTGTCGTACAGATTATCTTCAATTGCTTCTTCAGTAATAGCGAACGCCATCGCAATTGTTTCGTGTGTGTATCTTGCAGTGAAAGATTCAGTTGCTTGGTCAAATGTGACGCCTGCACCCTCTTCTTTTACTGGAGCACTACCGAAACCGGATAGCATTACTTCTTCTTCAAAAGCTCTGTCAGATGCTTCTGCAACGAAAATTTCTGCATGTTCGTTTTCGTATCTATTGTATTCTAAGCCAAAGAGAGCATTTAAACCAGGCTCTAGCTCTTTGACCAGTTGTGATCTTGAAATAGCCATATTATATCTCCCTTATACCCCTGTATCCCCAGCAGCAGCTGGTGGATTCAGAAAATGGTTTTGAATACGGACAACAATGTTTGCATTAGCAGTTGTTGTGTCCTCATTGTTAACATCTTGGCATATATCTACAGCCTGCAATGGAATTGCATTCGTAGAGTCTGCAGTACTTGTATCAAGTTGTACTTTAGATATACCGGTTATTGTGTTCCCTGTTACGTTAGTAGTTTTATAACCAATAAACAGACCTGCTCTTGTAAAAGCTTCATCAGAATCAATTAAAAATAACGTATTGGGATCATCTATTACATTAGCAACAATATCACTAGCGTTAATACTACCAGGATAATAATTACCGAATGTTGGTTTGCTCGTTGTTGG